GTTCGATTATATATGTTGGCGTTGTGTCGTGCTCGTTGTTGAATAACATGGATTTGAAGTTCTGAAAAAAAGAATAAATTTCATAATCTATAGAATTGTCATTCCGCTGCATGTATTCGAGAAGCATATCGATATAGCGCAAAGCTGAGTGTACGTACAGGATAGAGTTTTCGTTTATGTACAGTACGGTTTCCGGCACAAAGAAAGATGGATGTGCGAAACCTTTTATGCTGTGCAGGGCTTCCATTTTCTGGGTGGCTGACTGGTTGAACGAGTAACGGTTTTTGTATTGTTCAATGATAGAGAGCGTGTCCGCTGAATTATTTTTTGCTATTACGCGCCGTCTCTCGTTGATGTACAGTTTTAACTCCAATAGAAGAAAATATATATCCGGGGATGAAAAACGCTGCGAGTTTTTGATATACGGAAATGAACCTGTCATTCTTCTGAAAAATGAGTCTGCTGTGGCATAATTGTTTATTATGCTGATGGCTGCATCTACATTGAAATTCTGGACAAATTCCCTGGTTGCGGGCTGATACACTGTCTCGTTGTCAATGCGGGATACATAGGAACTAAGAAAGATTATCTTCTCTTCTGCGGTGAGTTCGTATCCGTTGAGGTTACAATAATTGATGGCGGAACAGGGGGCATCGGTTTGTGTTTCGGCATTGTTTAAGTCTGTCATAATGATCTCCTTTGTTTTTGTATGGATAAAAATGTAGCACTTTAACGCGATAAGTGGTAGGATATTTATGGATACAAAATTGTACAATATGTATAATTTTACAATGTATGAATAGCTAGAAGAATCAAGGGTTTATGCTGTGTACGACAATTGTGAGAGAGCCTTTAGGGGCAATTTAGGGGCAAAAAAATAAAAGATGACCATTCAGTGTGAAAACTGAGTGGTCATTTTTTTTAGTTGATAATTGATATTGTGTCGACAGCCGCATTGTCTTTTTGCTTCATTTTTTTAGTGATATGAATGTAAATAGCTTTTGTTATTTTGTCGTCATGGTGGCCTAGACGGCGGGATATCTGTTCTGCTGACATAGTTTCTGCCAGAATCGATGCGTGTGTGTGGCGCAACTTGTGCGGAGTTATCTCTCTGCCAAGAACTTCAGAGGCGGCTGTCTTCAAGTGTAGGTTATAGGTTCCATAGGATAAATAGCCGCCTGTCTTCAAGTGCGGCATAAAAAGTGTGCTTTTAATTCCATTTTCAAACATTGTTTCTTTTCGCCAAAGTCTGAGTTTTTTTATAAGTAAGAGAAGCTCAGGTTGTATATGAAGATTTCTGATTGAATCACTTGTTTTGGCTGACGTTGCGTATTTGGTTGCAGGGTAGTAAGTCTTGGTAACACGAATAGTTTTGGATGTAATATCCACGTCTGAATCTTCAAGTGCCACAAGCTCCCCAATCCTCATGCCTGTAAGAATCAGAAAATAGGATATATAGTAGTCCTGCCAGTGGTTATTGCATATAAAGTAATTAAGTAATTTTGTTATCTCATCATGTTCCAGATATTCATTGCTGATGTCATATACCTCTGGTATTTCGTCGGAGCTCTCTTCACTGATATAGTCGAGTTTTAATAGTATATCATGATTTGAGTGATAGTCGTTTTTCACCCCCCATTTTAGAGCGAATTTCAGATATTTTATATATCCGTTTATTGTGCTGATTTTTTTACCGGTAGCAAGAAGTTGATCATATATATAGCGGGGAGAAAGTTTGTCAACGAGGACATCATTACCGATTGTGCTTACACAACGATATATATATGATTTCTCAGTTACAATTGTACTTTCTTTCCTCTTGCACTGCCGCAATGATGCTATATAAGCATCAGCCAGCTCCTTGAGCGTTGTATCTGATCGGACAGGAGAGGAAGTCTCGGCTTTCTCAATCTTCCCGGCAAGGATCCTTGCCGCCTTGTTTCTGTTCTGCGGTGATGCCTTAGGCATCGTCACAGTGACCTTCTTCACCTTCTCTGTGAGCGGATCTGTGTACCTCTCACAATACTTTACGGTTCCATTTTTTTGTATTTCTGACCACATAATATCAACTCCTATCTAAAAATAGGCATAAAAAATAAGCCTACTAAAATGAGAAGGCTTATGATATAATGTAGCTTGATCAGAGCGTTATTCATAAGCCTTCGGTTTGTGGGTAACTTCCCTCAGGTGTTCCACCACCTGGGGGATTTAATAACAAGTCCTTAGCAACGTCCTCCCGCTATGAGGGAAGTGACAACGCTCTGGACTTTTATTTATTTTTATCAATCATCTTCTTAACAGCTTTATCAAAGTCTGACTCTATTTTTTGGTTTTTGTTGAACAACGAATATTCTTTCTCTGCTTTAGCTTTTGCAGCCTTTGAGGATATATATCCCTTGTCAGGCAGAATATTATATCTTCTGAATGTAAGAAACTCATTTACACTATTGGCAAACTCTTCCATGGTAAATGTGTTCTCACGTTCTATAAGGTCTTCAATATAATCAAAATATCCGGTAACAGTACGTTCAAGCTGACGAATTTGCTTTTCGTCAAGATAGTTCTTTGCTATAGAGACATCGGATTTTAAAACTCTGCCATCTGGGGCGTTTTTCCATGTAACAAGTCCCATGTGCTCTTTTGTGTGATCGGCAGAGGTATATACTTTTTCAGCAGCAGTTTGTCCAGTGATTGCATAATGAAATTTATTTTGTACCATTGCGTAAAAGTCATGAGTGATCTGTGAATTTTTATCATAATCTATACTGCACTCTGCGAATATATCTGTAATCTGTTGCCATATTCTGCGTTCGCTGGCTCTGATCGAACGAACTCTTTCAAGAAGTTCTCTAAAGTAATCTTTGCCAAATGCGGTTTTGCCCTGTTTAAGACGTTCATCATCCAATACAAAGCCCTTTGTTATATATTCTTTTAAAATGTTGGTTGCCCATATTCTAAAGTGTGTAGCTCGTATGGAGTTGATTCTATATCCTACCGATATTATGGCATCCAGATTGTAAAACATAGTCTCTTTTGATTGGGTTTTGCCGTCTAATGCTCCATGTGGAGTGGTTGTTTCCATTTTGGAAATAACCACTTCCTTGTTTAATTCGCCATCGGCAAATATGTGAGACAAATGCTTATTGATGGCTGGAATCTGGACACCAAATAACTCAGCCATACCTTTTTGTGTGAGCCATATGGTATCGTCCTTTATCAAAGCATTAACAGATACATCCTCTTGTTCTGTTTTATATAAGAGAAATTGAAATTCTTGCATAAGTATATCCCTTCATTTGTTAATTATTTTTGCAATCCATGCGCATAAGCCTCAATAACATCGGCAGAGCCTTTGTTGAAGTCGTCCCTGTCTATGTGTCCGATAGCGTGGATATAAGCGTCATTTAGCTGTTCCTGAGTGAATCGTGAATTGAGGAAGATAGTGTAAGAGCCATCTTCGTTACTGGTCACGGTTTCTTTAATCTTGGTAGATTTTAAATCCATCATCTGTACGTTTATATATTCCAAAGAAATCATCCCTTTCAAATGTAATCAGAAAAACAATAACAAAATCAGTGGGATGTTTTATGTGCATTATCGTTTCTCTTTATTCTTGAGAGCCATGAGCATTGTGTGAACTGTCTCCAAGTCCTCTGGCTCTGCGTCCCTTGCGGCATCGAAGAGAAGAGAGAGCTGCTTGTTCTCGAATATCTCTTGTGCCTTCTGAGCAGTTTCTTCATCAAAATAGTAAGATGGTTTTGAATCACCTTCAACAATCAGATCCCCAGGTTCAACATGTAAATAATTTGCTATATCTATAATCGTATCGAGTTTAGGCACTCTTGCTCCAGAGCACCAGCCGGATACAGTAGATTTGTCATAACCCAATGCATTCACCATATCGGACTGAGTTTTACCATTAAGATTAAGATAATATTTTAATAATTTTGCGAATTGGTTAGTTCCCATCTCTTTCACACTCCTTTAATATTGATTATACTCATTTTGTGGAATATAGCAATGCAAAAAGTAAAAAAAGTTTGCAAAATGTATTGACAGTTTGCAAAATGCGGAGTATTATTCAAGTATGCTCAATGAAAGGAGATGATAGTTTTTGCTGCCAATTAAAATTAAATTAGCTGCCGTTAGAGTAAATGCAGAGCTTTCACAGCAGGAATTGGCTGATAAAATGGGAGTATCAAGAGCTACTATAGGCAGTTGGGAAAGCTACAATACTAAGATGTCTAAAGCAGATTTGTGTCTCTTTGCAAGCATTTGTGGATTCCCAGAGGAAAATATTTTTTTACCATATGAGTTTGCAAAATGTGGACTAAACGGATAAGAGAAAGGAGAGGCATGATAAAGAAGATAAAAGCAAAGCTCAAGGAGCCGTACTTCATGGAAGATCTTTGGTGCGATTATATCAGACCTGGAGTGATGGGACTGATAGGAGCAGCCATAGGCATAGCTACAGTAATCGTAATAAGACTGTTGTGATGACGGCACTTGCAACACCAACCAGTATAGGGACGATTATTTGCGTAAGCAGATATTGGGTATCAAACCACTGATTCTGTTCAACTACATATATACCATCTTTGGTAAGTGATATTGCAGATTCGGCGGCAAGCTTTTCCGATGGGATTCCCTGATAATCAACGATTACAGGAACGTAGGATAAGAGTTCACCTTTGATAAGATTGTTTACTTCATGCTTGCTGAATTTACCAGAAAGAGACATATAGGTGACAGGTCGGAAATGACGATGGTGGACATAATTCAATATTTTGATATCTGATTTTGTGACAGGCATAAGATCCCCCCCTAGTTTTTTATCAATTATATCACAGGAAAGGAGATGAGAGCAATGAGCAGAGCAACATCAAGCCTGCAGGTGACAGGCATTAGCTACATAAAAGCATCACCTTATGTCAGTAAGGCTCAGATGATGCAGATGTTTAGCATATCTCAGAGCACCGCAAGCCGCAGAATATCTGATCTGGATAGATATGTTCAGAATGGCAGATATGGACCATACACAATCTTGGATGGAGCTGGTGTGACATGGGTGAACTACTTAGCATTGGTTGACTATCTGAGATATAAGAAAGAGCTTGATAAGGGCTACAGAGTACCACCATTTGACCCCGGAAAAGTTGCAAAAGCTATTGGATGGGGTGAGATGACATCAGATATGAGGTAACACGAAAAAAGCACCTTTGGAATTGCAGTTCCGCCGGTGCAAATAAGAAATAACTCAAGAAAATCATAGCAGAAAAGGGGAAGAAAAGCAATGAAGAGGAAGAACTTAGACACAAAGGCTGTCAAGGCCGTGGGCCTTGTAATAATGAGCATTTTGTTTTTGCTGTTGGCATACAACATCATATTCAATGCAGAAGTGCTGCTTGCACTGCCGGCGGTAGGATTGGTGGCGTACTTGCTTGGAACCGTGTTCACGGAGCTGGGACTTTATGGCGTGCTTGAACTTATGAACAGCATTGAAGATGCCAGAGAGGAATAGAACATGGTTGAGATGAAGGTGCTCGGAAGTCATGAAGAGTGGCTTAAGGCAAGAACCAAGATAGGCGGGTCGGATGCCTCGGCGATCTTTGGGATGAGCCCATACAAGACAAACGTGGAACTGTTTAAAGAGAAAGCATACGGCATAGAGCCGGAGGACATATCAGATAAGCCTTATGTCAAGTATGGAACAGAGGCAGAAAAGCATCTGAGGGAGTTATTCAAGTTGGATTATCCACAGTATCAAGTTGGATATGTGGAAAACAACATGTTCACGAATGATAAGTACCCATGGGCGCATGCAAGCCTTGACGGATGGCTTATGGACCGGGATGGACGCAATGGTGTGCTTGAGATCAAGACCACAGAGATCCTGCAGTCAAGTCAGAAGAAAAAATGGGATAACAGAGTGCCAGATAACTATTACATACAGGTGCTTCATTACTTGATGGTGACAGAGTTTGAATATGCGGTACTCAAGGCACAGCTCAAGTTTGAAATTAATGGAGAGGTATATTGGCAGACCAAACACTATCCGATAGAGCGGTCGGAGGTAGAGGATGACATCCAGTATCTTATTGATGCTGAGAGAGAGTTCTGGGAGAGCGTACAGGTGAAGAAAGAGCCGCCGCTGATACTTCCGGAGATATAGGAGAGATGCAATGTATTACAACGAATGTCCACAGTGCGGTGCTTGCCTGGACCCGGGCGAACACTGTGACTGCGAGGAAGAGAGACAGCGACAGACAGCACGCATTATGGCAATGGTGCGAGAGAACAAGGAGAGTCACCAGATGGAGCTGGTGCTGAATTAGGAGGTTAAAAATGGAATTAAGAGTTAATGAGGTAGCGATACCAGAGAAGATTGATTTTAACTATGAGGAGCTCAAGGCTGAGCTTACATCTAAGGTCTCATTTTATGAGACGCTTGTCTACACAGATGACCAGATCAAGGACGCAAAGGCAGACAAGGCCAATCTGAACAAGCTGAAGAGAGCCCTCAATGATGAGCGCATCAGAAGAGAGAAAGAATACATGCAGCCGTTTAATGTGTTTAAGGCTCAGATCAACGAGATCATAGGCATTATAGACAAGCCTATAGCGGTGATAGATGAACAGGTCAAGGCATACGATGAGAAACGCAAAGCTGAAAAGCAGAAAGCCATTGAAGATCTGTTCTCTCAGATAGGTTTCCAGAACTTTGTCACGTTGGAAAAGATCTGGGATCCTAAGTGGTTGAATGCATCGGCATCGATGAAGAGTATAGAAGATCAAATGAAGTCAAGAATGTATGAGATCGGCAATGGAGTGCTTACACTCAGTCAGCTCCCGGAGTTTGGCTTTGAGGCTACAGAGGTATTTAAGGAGACATTAGACATTAACAAGGCCATTTCTGAGGCTAAGAGAATGTCAGAGATTGCCAAGGCAAAGGCAGAAGCTGAGGCAAGGAGAAAGGCTGAGGAAGAGTCACGAAAAGCAGCAGAAGAGGCAAGACGAAAGGCTGAGGAAGAGCGCAAGGCACAGGAAAAGGTTGCCGAGGAGCAGAGAGCCGCAATGGCAAAGGCTATGACACCACCAGAGGAGGTACAGCCGACACCAGTACAGGAGTCACAGCCGGAACCACAGAAGATGGTAGTCAAGTTTGAGGTAGAACTTACAACAGAAGATGCAACGGCTCTGAGAGAGTTCTTCCAGAGCAGAAATATAACATTTAGAGCGATTAAGTAGGAGGTAACAAGATGATTAAGTCAGAAATGGGATCAGTATCAATGAGAGGAACAACACCTGTGCTTATATCAGAATTAGCACTTGCAATGAAGAGTTTAAGAGAGTCGCTTGTTAAAAGATATGGAGAGGTTGCTACAGAAGAAATGATAAGCAGAGCCATGGAAGCGTCCAAAGCTGAGGGAGACCTTGACGAGATTATGAGTGACCTCATAGATGATGTTTTATTTAAGATATTGCCAAAAGCCAATATAAACAAGGACAACATAAGGGAAATGCCACAGGCTCTGAAAGAGGTACTGCACAAGATGTTAGAAGATATGATTATGCATTAGGAGGATCAAGATGATTGTATTAAATAAAGGTTCAGTACAGTTGGAAAGGTCAACAATAATGTTGATCGCTGAAATGATAACAGCCATAAGCGGAGTGCGATCTATCGTTGAAGAAGATTTTGGAACAGATGTGGCAAATCAGTTTATAGACAAGGCTGTAGAGATTGCAAAGCAGAATAACAGCGAGATTGATATTTTAGAATTGGCAACCGAGTTAGCGGAGGTAGAAAATAATGGCAGTAAATAACAGTTTAGTAGCAAAAAGTAAAGCACAGCAGAATCTGGGAATTACAGAGTATCTTACAAAAGATGCAATCAAGAATCAGATCAACAAGGTGGTTGGTGGAAAGAATGGACAGAGGTTTATATCTGCTATCGTATCAGCATATAATACCAACCCTACACTTCAGGAGTGCACGAATCAGTCGATTCTTTCAGCTGCACTTCTCGGCGAGAGCTTACAGCTTTCACCATCCCCACAGCTCGGACACTATTACATGGTCCCATTCAACAATACAAAGACTGGTGTCAAGGAAGCTCAGTTCCAGATGGGATATAAGGGATATATTCAGCTGGCTATCCGTTCTGGTCAGTATAAGAGACTGAATGTTGTCGCAATCAAGGAAGGGGAGTTGGAATACTTCGACCCACTCAACGAGGATATCAAGGTCAATCTCATGGTTGATGACTGGGGCAAGCGTGAAGAGGCTGAGACAATCGGCTACTATGCAATGTTTGAGCTCGTGAACGGATTCAGGAAGGCAATGTACTGGAGTAAGGCTCAGATGCTTGCTCATGCGGACAAGTATGCACCGGCATTCTACAAGGACGCTGGAAAGGTCAAGACAAAGTACGGAGAGAAGCAGAGAGTATCATATGCTGACTATGAGGCTGGCAATTATGATCCGAGAGATTCATGGATGTATTCATCATTCTGGTACAAGAATTTTGATGGAATGGCTTACAAGACAATGCTCCGTCAGCTAATCAGTAAGTGGGGAGTAATGAGCATAGATCTCCAGAAAGCATTTGAGGGTGACATGGCAACCTTGGACGCTGAGGGACATCCTACATACGTTGAGAATGACAATGATGAGTATGTGGAAGCCACAGCAACAGAGATGAATGAACCAGAAGCACAGGCTCCACAGGCAGAGCCACAGGATACTCAGAATACACAGAACAGTGTTCAGGATCCACAGCCAGCACCGGCAGAAAATCCACAGCCAGAGATGAACGCTGCCGAGGCGGCACTATTTGGAAGTTTCAAGTAGGTTACATTGACATTACATTTAATACATCACAAGCACAGTAACGTAATGTCTTAGCATATATCCCTGTTGCTCTTATTTGAGGGCGGCAGGGGGAAAGGAGCATTGATGGCTTGGAACAGGTCAAGAGCCAAGTACGGCAACAGGAAAGCTGTAATAGACGGCATCACATTTGACAGCGAAAGAGAAGCACACAGATACACAGAGTTAAAGATCCTTGAGAAAGCGGGCAAGATAACCGGTTTACAGCTTCAGAGAGAATTTGAACTGATACCAGCTCAGAGAGAACACACGAATGAGATATATGAAAAAGGCCCCAACAAGGGCAGATTCAAACCGGGAAAGCTCCTGGAGCGTAAGTGCTCATACATAGCGGACTTCGTTTACTGGGATGGATTTGAAATGGTTGTGGAAGATACAAAGGGCATGAGAACAAAGGAATACATCATAAAGCGCAAGTTGATGCTTTATAAGTATGGAATACGAATCAAGGAGGTGTGAGCCACATGGGAAATAAAGGGAGCTTTGTCTTTTATACCGAATATAGAGAGCATTTGTCGATGCTGCCACCGGAGCAGGTCGGTGAGTTAATGTTTGCTCTGATGGACTACCAGGAGACAGGCGAAGTTCCAGATCTTCCAAAAGGTAGTGCACTTGCCATGTGTTTTTCTTTTATCAAGGCACGCATGGACAAGGACAACTCCAAGTATGAGGAAAAATGTGAGCGCAACAGATCAAACGGCAAGAAGGGCGGCAGGCCTACAAAGGAAACGGATAATCCTGAAACCGAGGAAAACCCAAATAAACCGAATGGTTTTTCTGAAAACCGAACGGTTATTTCTGAAACCGAGAAAAACCCAACCGAACCCAAAAAAGCCGATAATAATAATGAATATGATAATGATAGTGATAATGAGGAGTATATACATACTCCTACTAAGGCACGTGCGTGCGCACATGCGGAGGTGGAGAAGCCACGTAAGAAGTCTGAACCGGTCAAGTATAGCGATGATCCAGAGCTTAATGATGCCATCGTAGAGTTCATCAAGTTCCGTAAGGACATCAAGAAGCCTATGAGCGACAGGGCCATAACGCTGATGATGAACAAGCTGGAGTCGTTATCGCATGATAAGCATGAACAGGTACAGATTCTCAATCAGTCGATAATGCAGGGATGGACAGGCCTATATGCGCTTAAGGATGACGGTAAGAGCCGAGGACAGCCACGGAACGTGAATCCAAATGGATTTGCAAACTTCAAACAGACAGATCATTCTGAGCAGCTTGGACAGCTTGAGAAGATGCTGGCTGATGAGCTGAATAATAAATAACACACGAAAGGAGCCGAACCTCCGGCCGGGGTAATGCTATAGCGGGTTTCTGAGAAGTGAATGACATACAGAGAGTTTTTAGAGAGCAAGATAGAGCTTGCTACTGACAGCGGCTTTGAGGTCGATAAGAGCCGCATAAATAAAGCCCTAAAGCCACATCAGAGTGATGCGGTGGCATGGGCGCTGAAGGGTGGACGTAGAGCCTTGTTTGAGTCGTTTGGGCTTGGCAAGACTGCACAGGAAATAGAGTTTTGCCACCTTGCAGCAGAACATACCGGCGGTAGAGCGTTGATTGTATTACCGCTTGGAGTTAAGCAGGAGTTTACAAGGGATGCTGTGGAGCTCCTGGGCTATGAGAAGCCAGAATATTGCCGAACCATGGAAGAGGTTGAGGCAAGCACAAGTCAGATCGTTCTGACGAACTATGAGAGAGTGAGAGACGGAGATATAGATCCATCGTATTTTGCGGCAACCTCACTTGATGAAGCATCCGTGCTTAGATCATTTGGATCTAAGACATACCAGACGTTCCTTGACAAGTTCAAAAATGTACCTTACAAGCTCGTAGCGACCGCTACACCATCACCGAACAAGTACAAGGAGCTTATACACTATGCTGGATATCTTGAAGTCATGGACACAGGACAGGCACTTACAAGATTTTTCCAGAGGGATTCAACAAAGGCAAATAACCTGACACTGTACCCGAACATGGAGGATGAGTTCTGGTTGTGGGTAAGTAGCTGGGCGCTGTTCATCACAAAACCTTCAGACATCAACCCTGATTATTCCGATGACGGCTATGTGCTCCCTCCACTGGATGTGAGGTGGCACGAGATACCAATACACTACGGAGATTCAGTTGACAGGGACGGCCAGATGGAGCTTTTCACTCAGGCTAGTACAGGACTTAAAGAAGCCGCAAAGATCAAGCGTGAGAGCATAGATGCCAGGGTTGAGAAGATGAAGGAGATAGTTGACAGTTCGCCGGAGGAACATTTTATTCTGTGGCATGATCAGGAAGCAGAAAGGCACGCTATCAAGAAAGCCCTGCCGGAGACAGTGGACATATACGGATCCATGGACTACGACCTTAGGGAGCAGAGAGTCATAGACTTCAGCAATGGCAAGACAAGGCTATTTGCTACCAAGAAGTCAATCAGTGGTTCAGGATGTAACTTCCAGCGATTCTGCCACCGGGAGATATTTGTTGGCATTGACTATGAGTTCAATGACTTCATACAGGCGGTGCACAGGTGTTACAGGTTTCTGCAGCAGGACACAGTAGTTATAGACATCATCTACATGGAGAATGAGCGGGAGATCAAGGACGCATTGATCGAGAAGTGGAAGAATCATAATCACATGGTCAAGAAGATGATCGAGATCGTGAAGAAATATGGCCTTGATTCGGCAAACAAGACGGAGAGATTGGAAAGGAAGATGGGTGTGGAAGGTACAAGAGAAGAGAGAACGGTAAGAGGCAAGCATTATGAGGCTGTGTATGGCGACTGTGTGGAAGAGACAAGGACAATGGAGAGCAACAGTGTTGACCTGATACACACATCAATACCATTTGGCAACCACTACGAGTATTCAGCAAATTATAACGATTTCGGACACAATCAGGATACAGAGCGGTTCTTTGAACAGATGGACTTCCTGACACCGGAGCTTTTGAGGGTGCTGAAGCCGGGAAGAGTGGCAGCCATCCACGTTAAGGATAGAGTGCTGTTTGGAAATGCAACAGGCACAGGCATGCCGACTATTGAGCCGTTCCACGCTGACTGTATAGAACACTATATGCGTCATGGCTTCCAGTATTTCGGAATGATAACAGTGGTTACGGATGTTGTAAGAGAAAACAACCAGACATACCGGCTCGGATGGACTGAGCAGTGCAAGGATGGCACCAAGATGGGGGTGGGATGCCCTGAATACATTTTGCTGTTCCGTAAGCTGCCTACGGACCACAGCAAGGCATATGCTGATGAGCCTGTCACAAAGTCCAAAGACGAATACACAAGGGCACAGTGGCAGATAGATGCTCATGGATACTGGAGAAGTTCAGGAGACAGGCTGATAAGCAAAGAGGAGCTTGAGGGTGTATCTGTGGATAACTTACAGAGAGTGTACAGACAGTACAGCAGAGAGCACGTATACAACTATGAGGAGCATGTGGCACTTGCAAAGTATCTTGATACTGACGGCAGACTTCCAGCTACATTTATGGTGGTAGCTCCGGGATCTTGGAATCAGCTTGAGGTATGGGACGACATCAACAGGATGAGGACACTCAACACGACACAGAGCAGACGAAGGGCAACGATGCACGTGTGCCCGCTGCAGCTTGATATTGTTGAGAGGATTATCAACAGGTACAGCAATCCGGGCGATGTGGTATATGATCCGTTCGGCGGTCTTATGACAGTACCAATGATGGCGGTGAAGATGCACAGGTTCGGCAAGGGATGTGAGCTCAATCCGGATTACTTCAGAGATGGTGTTGGCTATCTGCAGTCCGAGGAGAATGAGGTTGACTCACCGACGTTGTTTGATTTTCTGGAGGTGGGCGACGAGTGATAAATGGAGAGCTTATTGTTGATAATTTCGCCGGAGGTGGTGGAGCATCAACAGGGATTGAGATGGCTACAGGGTACAGCGTTGATATAGCAATCAATCATGATCCGGAAGCCATCAGGATGCATAAGGTCAACCATCCAAACACAAAGCATTACTGTGAAAACGTGTGGGCGGTTGACCCTGTGAAAGCCTGTGAGGGACACCCGGTAGCTCTTGCCTGGTTCTCCCCGGACTGTAAGCATTTCAGCAAGGCCAAGGGTGGCAAGCCAAAGGATAAGAACATCAGAGGCCTTGCATGGGTAGCATGCAGATGGGCGGCACTTGTGAGACCGAGAGTGATTATGCTTGAGAATGTCGAAGAGTTCAAGACATGGGGACCGCTCAACAGAGGACATCATCCGATAAGGGCAAAGCAAGGAGATACATTCAGGCAATTTGTAAAGCAGCTCAATGAGCTGGGGTATGAGGTACAGTTCAGAGAGCTTGTGGCGGCAGACTACGGAGCACCGACTAAAAGAAAAAGGTTCTTTATGATCGCAAGGTGTGATGGTGTACCTATCATGTGGCCAAAGCCTACGCATGCACCGGCAGACAGTGAAGAGGTCAAGGCGGGACTGCTCAAGCCTTATGTTGGGGCATATACACAGCTTGATTTCAGCCTGCCATGTCCGAGCATCTTTGATACATCAGAGGAGATCAAGGAGAAGTACGGCATTCGGGCGGTGAGGCCACTTGCACCAAAGACTATGCAGAGGATTGCAAGAGGGCTGAAGAAGTTCGTTCTGGATAATCCGGAGCCGTTTATAATTCAGTGCAATCACGGCGGTGAGAGAAAGCCACAGGACATAAGAGATCCAATGCCGACAATCACAGGCAAGCACGGATATGGAGTTGTAGAACCGAGGCTTGCGCCTTATATGGGAACAAATACAACCAATCATCCCGGTGGAAATTGCAGAGAACCGATACATACGATTACCACAGGGAATCAGCAATGTCTCATAAGCCCTACACTTATCCAATACCATTCGGAGACCAATTCAGATGAGGTAAGAGGTCAAGGCATAGAGAATCCGATCATGACAGTGGACAGTTCAAACAGATATGGCCTTGTGACTTCGTTCCTCAGCAAGTTTTACAAGACAGGGATAGGACAGGATGAGAGAGAACCGCTGCATACAGTGACAACATCAGCCGGACATTTTGGAGAGGTCAGAGCATTCTTGATTAAATACTACGGAGAGGGTACAGGACAGGACATAGAACAGCCGCTTGACACAGTGACATCAAGAGACCGGTTCGGTCTTGTAACAATCCAAGGCGTTGAGTATCAGATAGTGGATATTGGTCTCAGGATGCTTGAGCCAAAGGAGTTATATGGGTGCCAAGGGTTTCCGGATGATTACATCATAGATCATGACAACACAGGTAAGACATATTCAAGAAGTGAACAGGTTAAGAGATGTGGAAATGCAGTCTGTCCACCTATACCGGCGGCGATGGTGAGGTCGAATCTTCCAGAGCTTTGTGTAAGAAAAAGGATGCCAAACATGAGGATAGGCGAAGAAGAGAACGGACAGTTGTGTTTTGTTTAAAGAAAGGAGAACACATGACAGAATTTGAGATAGATGCAATATTCAACACCATCTGCCGACCTGGGCGGGTGGTGAAGATCCTCACAAAGAACGGAAAAGAGGAGAATATCCCGGTGAGGGGTTGGAAGCGATGGACAATAGTTGAGGCATATGAACACCATGTACTGATGCAGAGTGAAATGGGCTACCATGAGAGCTTCAGCAACACAGACATAAGAGAGATGATCAGGAAGGGGGAAATACGATGGAAATAACACCAGAGAGAATAGAGAATTGCAAAACTTGCAAATACAAATATAGAGACGAGTCACAGGAACCATGCGCACACTGCACCAAGAATGCAGTTGACAACTATGAGCCGATGACCAACGGCGACTACATCAGGTCGCTTGGTGATGCGGATCTTGCGCCGATCATCATGTGTCCGAGTGAGGTTGGATTTGACGAGATTGGATTTGACGAGATTGTGTGTCAGAGGGGTAAGCAACATTGCATAGAATGGACCCGCAGATGGCTTGAGGCGGAAAGGAAGGTTGAGGAGTGATGAGGTTAATTAGTCAGAAAGGCTGGGGCTATATAGATATTGAGTATGAAAATGGAACTATCACTATGGATTATACGAGTGAAGGAACAAGAATAATATACAGTTGGAATGACGATTCAGGAGAATGTGTAATTATGGCTGAATATAGTTCTAGGGAAAAGGCAGAAAAGGTACTGGAAGATATGACGAAGGTGTATGGAAGTTACATATCGTGTAATGGTGGCCCTGGAATCCTACAGGGTAGTGGCTATCAGCAGGCATTCTGTTTCACACCACCGAAGGTGTTCCGGTTTCCGGCAGATGATGAAGTGGAGGTGTAAGGATGGCACAGATTCCAAATGAGATCAAACAGGATCCGAACTGGGCAAGAGCAGTTGCTATCTCAAAACAGTATGCTGTAAGCACATACCCGGCTACGTGGGTGCTTAAATTCATAAACGAGTGGAATGCGGCCGTGGCAAGGTTGAGAAGATAGGAGTGTGGGAATAGATGAGATTGATTGATGCAGACTTGCTTTTACCGCAAATTGGTAACAGATATGACGAGAAAAAGGATATTGTACCGGATAATCTTGCAGAAGGTTTTGTGCAGATGGAAAAACTTATTAAGGAACAGCCAACAGCCTACGATGTGGACAAGGTTGTGGAGCAGTTAGAAAATGAGCGAAAGTTTTGGGAGAATGCATACGACGGGAATTTGGGAAAAGAGAAAGCAAGAAGTTATGGGCATGCAATCGAGATTGTGAAAGGTGGCGGTGTAGATGTCAATTAAACCGATTTTATTCAATACTGAGATGGTTCGGGCAATTTTGGACGGGAGAAAGAGTTGCACTAGACGAATTGTGAAACATGATGTTGAAGCGATTCTGAATAGTCCGTATCACAAAGAGCATCCAGAGGTGGAGGATGAGCAGATTATTAGCAAGTTATGTATACCGCCATATCAGCCGGGTGATATTTTGTATGTCCGGGAAACATTTATTCAGGCAGCAGCTAACATCTTTTGGTACAAGGCAGATGATAAATTATGGATGTCAAAAGATTTACTTTGGAAGCCATCCATTCACATGCCGAAAAAAGCCGCACGTATCTGGCTTAAGGTTACGGATGTGAGGGTGGAGCGGTTGCAGGAATGCGGAAAAGGTTGGGGCTTGGATATTGAGAAAGAAGGTATTGTAACACCACAAAACCCTATACTCTACATAAGTGATGAAAAATTCCATGAAGCGTTAAGATATGAATTTGAGAAAATGTGGAACAGCACCATCAAGAAATCCGACCTTGATTACTACGGTTGGAGTGCGAATCCGTGGGTGTGGGTAATAGAATTTGAACGATGCGAAAGAGGTGGAGTAGATGAAAGATAGATGCCTATTCAAGGCGAAAATTTGTAATGGAGAGTGGGTTGCAGGATTTTTACATTGTAAGGAAAATAAATGGTATATCAGCAATAAAGCAGGGGCACCATTTGCATTTGAAGTGCGACCAGATACTATCTGTCAGTGCACAGGCTTGAAAGATAAGAACGGCAAGCTGATATGGGAGAATGATGTTATAAAATATCATTTTGGCAATGCATATGCACAAATCAGATATGGAGCATATCAAAGCTGCTTTGATAATCAAAAAACGGAGCACATAGGATTTTATGTGGATTGGTCAGAGAGCAGGAATTATCGCAAAGACTTAGGATATTGGATAAACATGGTTAATGCAGAGGTCGTTGGCAACATCTTTGACAATCCGGAATTGATAAAGGAGAGTGATACATAATGGCCAAATGGAATATAGACACAGTTCCCAAATGTGAAAAGGGAACTACTTCAGATGAGGTTCTTGTAACGATAGAAAAAGCCTCAATAATAACAGGTGAAATATACAGTCGAGTTGTTAAGGCGGTATATATCCCACATCACAATTGTTCGTTGGAAGATTTAGAATGGAACGTGGATGATGATATCTTAGATGGGTGGGAGTATACAGAAAATGGTATTTCTTGGTGGATCCCACAGGGCTGGTATGAAGTACATGATTATTGTGATAATTACGAATACTCAAAGATTACAGATAAGGTAGTAGCCTGGAGAAAGTTGCCAAAACCTTATGAATCAAGGAAGGAGAGCGTATAGAATGGCATATGCAGGCAAATGCGATAGATGCGGCGGGTTCTATGACCTGCCGTTTGAACACGGAGCGCCGATAAGGGCAAGGATGGTTGATGTGTTCGATGATCCAGTAGAGACAAAGGATCTATGCCCAGACTGTCTAGAAGAACTACGAGATTTCCTTGATGGGGCACAGCTCAATGATCCGCTTGAAGAAAGACAGATAGGGTTTAAGACACAGGCAGATCCATATAATCACTTGATGAAAAGATTTACCCGGAAGGAGTGAGAGGATGGCAAAATCAGATAGAAAGCTACACGAAGCAAGAATGGCGGGGGCTGCATGGCTGATGAATGTCATCAAGACACAGGGCATGGAAGCAGCAGAGAAAGAACTCAAGGTCAGAGGAGCCATGTTTGTTCCGCTTGAGGTCAACCAGAAGCAGCTTGACGAAGCTGTGTATAAAATCAAACTGAATACAATAGATTGTATTTTGATAATGAGTTGCATGGTACTTCGAGATGAATTTGATTTTGGACAGAAGAGGCTTGAGAGATTCTGCGAAAGATTTAATTTAAAGACTGATGCGCTGTGTGATGAAGAAATTATCTGGGATGATCTGATACAGACACTAAAGGAAGAAACAGGCTTGGATTTCACCATCCGGGAGAACAAGTAGGAGGTGAGGCGGTGAAAGCGAAAGAGTATTTGAAACAGGTAGAGATTCTTGATGTGAAGATCAGACAGAAGAAGATAGAGCTTGCAGGACTCAAGGAAGATGCAACCTGTACAGGGGCATTTGATTATTCGGCAGAAAAGGTGCAGACAAGCGCCAAGGCTGATTCTATGAGCAATAAGGTGGCAAAGTATGTTGACCTTGAGAAAGAGATTCATGAGGACATAGAGCGGTTCACGGAGCTCAAGCATAAGGTCATAGGACAGATACATATGCTGGACGACATAACGTACATGGAGACCCTGTTCAAGAAATACATAGAGTACAAGACACTAAAAGATATAGCGGTTGAAATGAAGTATTCATATGGCAGGACAAAACATATACATGGTTTTGCACTTGAGGCATTTAGAATTAAGGTCTTGGAAAACTCAGCACCAAATAGCACCATTTAGCACCACATAGCACCTAGCAAACGTGGTATACTAGTATGGTAAAATTATATTGATTCATAAGGGACATGACTGTTTGCCATTTCGGTCGTGTCCCTTTTCTTATGCCCAGTGGTTGTACCTCCCCTTGTGAAAAGTGAACGCTGATCTCTCCCCCACTGGGCTATTTTGTTTGAGGTGTGAGATATGAGTAAGATTAAAAGGTTTGAGGTCGTGAGGCCTGAATATAGTTTTGAATACATACATCCAATACTGGGTAGATTGGCTTTACCGATAGCCATGATAAAAGTGATGGTTAGGTGCACTAAGATATACAAATTTCAGCCAACTATAAAGCTGGGTGGAGAGGTAATAAGTGTGTGTAAGCCGTTATACAAGATTGTGATTCCGAAGAGAGTGAGAAAGTAACAGAAAGAAGGTGTGACATTATGGCAAAACTGACAGCTAAACAGCAGAGATTCTGTGATGAATACTTGATTGACCTTAATGCCACACAGGCAGCTATAAGGGCAGGGTATTCAAAGAAAACAGCAAATGAGCAAGGAGCACGCTTGTTAGTAAATGTTAGTATTCAAAAGAAAATATTTGAGCTACAAAAAGAGCGTGAAAAGCGTACAGAAATAACTCAGGATAGCGTATTACATGAGCTTGCACTTATCGCATTTGCAAAGGCATCTGACTATGCAAGAGTAGTTGAAAAGGATGCCATGGTAGAAGTTGATGGGAATATGGTCCCGGTACTTGACGAGGACGGCAATCAGGTGAAATACAGGACAGTAGAGCCTATTCTGACGGATGAACTGACAGAGGATCAGAAGAAAGCTATTGCAGTTATAAAAAAGGGTCGAGACGGCTTTGAAATAAAGCCTTACAGCAAGATACAGGCGTTGGAGCTCCTGGGTAAGCATTTGGGTATGTTCACAGAAAAGGTGGAAGTGAAGAATACCACACCAAATGCATTTGAGGGGCTTACAACAGAGGAATTGAAGAAACTTATTGATAATGATTGACAGGCATGACCCTTTATTACAGCAACAGCTAAAGATAGAGCTATCAAGGAGAGAGTTTTGGCAGTATTGCAAGCTGACTTCTCCTGATTTCTATAGTAACGACAGAGCGTTCTTGCATGATCTTGCGGATAAGCTACAGTGGTTCGTAGAAGAAGCAGAGCAACAGATAATGGTGGTGAATATGCCACCAAGACACGGAAAATCACGAACAGCTACTAAATTTGTTCAGTGGTTATTTGGTAAATATGGTATAGACAAAAAGGTTATGACAGGATCATATAATGAGACCCTGTCAGGAACATTTGCAAAGGCTGTCAGGGATGTTATAGCAGAAAAGCCTACAGAGGGCATTCTGACATATGGAGATATATTCCCTGGCACAAAGATAAAGTATGGGGAGGCTGCAGCACAGAAATGGAGCCTTGAGGGCAGTCAGCAGGCTAATTACCTTGCAACTTCTCCGACAGGTACAGCAACAGGATTTGGCTGTAATATCATGATTCTTGATGATTTGATTAAAAATAGTGATGAGGCATACAACGAATCAGTGCTGCAAAAACAAATCGATTGGTTCAACAATACAATGCTCTCCAGAACAGAGAATGATTTTAAAATCATCATAATTATGACAAGATGGTCAACAAAAGATCTTGCCGGATATGTACTTGCCAACTATGACAATGTAGTTCATATCAATTACAAGGCAGTACAAGACGATGGGACAATGCTCTGTGAGGCTATCCTGTCATATAAGGATTACAAGATAAAGACCAAGAATATGAACAAGGATATAGTCCTTGCAAATTACCAGCAGGAGCCTATAGATGTCAAGGGCAGACTATACAGTCATATCAAGACATATACGGATATTCCGAGGGATAGCAAGGGTAATAACCTGTTCAAATATATATTGAATTATACAGATACAGCAGACACAGGTAGTGATTACCTGTGTTCTATTTGCTATGGCATGTATGAGAGTACATATTACATACTTGACGTTTTATACACAAAAGAGCCAATGGAAGTTACTGAACCGGCAACAGCTCAGATGCTGACAAATAATAACGTTGGTAATGCTTTAATAGAGAGCAATAATGGCGGTCGAGGATTCAGCAGAAACGTTATAAGAGAACTGAAATCTTTGGGAAATACTCACACTAAAATACAGTGGTTCTTTCAGTCAAAGAATAAGACATCAAGGATCCTGTCAAATAGTACAGGAGTAATGCAAAACGTTCTCTTCCCTGTGAACTGGGAAGACAGATGGCCAGAATTTGCGGAAGCAATAAGGAAGTATCAGAAAGAGGGTAAGAATGCTCATGATGATGCTCCGGATGCGCTGACTGGTGTATATGAGAATGATAAGCCTAAGGGAACATGGCTGGGATAGAGAGGTGAAAAAATGCTAACCCCTGACGAGATAAAAGAATTGATAGACAGTGACCGCATATCAGAAAAGAAGCAGTTCGCCCGGACAGGTGAAAGATACTATGACGGCGATCATGACATAAAGAAGTATAGATTGTTCTATTACAATGCGGACGGCGAACTGGTAGAGGACAAGACCAGAAGCAACGTGAAGATACCACATCCATTCTTCACAGAGCTGGTTGACCAGTGCACCCAGTACATCCTATCAGGGGATGGCATTGTAAAGTCCAACGACACTGAACTGCAGAAACACATGGACAAGTATTTCAACAACAATGATGAGTTCATGTCTGAGCTTTCTGACGCTATCACAGATATGCAGGTCAAAGGCTTTGCGTATATGTACGCATACAAGAATGCCAAAGATATGATGTCATTTGCAAATGCTGACAGTATCGGAGTTATTGAGGTAAGAGCTAAGGACACAGATGATGGTTGTGCATACACGATTTACCACTATACGGACAGGATAGACAAAGGGCACAAGACTATTGAGAGAATACAGGTCTGGGATGATAAGCAGACATATTATTATGTCCAGGTTGATAATGGGACGGTGGTGCTAGATGACACTGAACCAATCAACCCAAAGCCTCATGTACTTTATACAAAGAATAATGGAGATAAGGCCACCTACTTTGATGGATTTGGCTATATTCCATTCTTTCGGTTGGACAACAACAAAAAGCAGTTCTCAAGCCTTAAGCCTGTAAAGCCACTCATAGACGACTATGACCTGATGGCTTCCAGCCTGTCCAATAACCTCATAGACTTTGATTCCCCACTATATGCTATCAAAGGCTTTCAGGGAGACAACCTGAATGAGCTTCAGACAAACCTCAAAACAAAGAAGATCATAGGTGTAGGCGAGGATGGTGACGTAGATGTCAAGACTGTTGATGTACCATATCAGGCACGACAGGCAAAACTGGAGCTTGATGAAAAGAATATATACAGGTTCGGCATGGGGTTGAATACCGCCGGACTCAAGGACACATCAGCCACTACGAATATAGCCATCAAGGCGGCTTATTCTCTCCTTGACCTTAAGGCAAAAAAGATAGAGAAAGCTCTTAGAAAGTTCTTGAGGAGGATAGTAGAGATTGCCATTGACGAGATCAACAAGGCTGAGAACAAGGCATATAAGGCCGAGGATGTTTATTTTGAGTTCGCTCATGAGATTATGAGCAATGCACAGGAAAATGCACAGATAGAACTTACAGAGGCTCAGGTAAGGCAGACAGAGATCAATACAATACTTAATGTTGCAAGCATACTTAATGATGAGACGATTATCAAAGCTATCTGTGATTGGCTTGATATTGATTATGAGGAGATCAAGGACAAGCTGCCTAAGAATGAGGAGGAGAACACGAAAGAGACTCAGAAGGTGCTTGATAACATCAATACAGATGGCGAGAACGGAGGTGGAGCAGATGGAAAATAAAAGATACAAGATAGATTTAGATACAAGAGCGGTGAAGATGCCGGCTGGCGAGGTCATCGGTGTATATCATGACAAAGATGTAAACCGGCTGACATTTGAAGTGCCGGCAGCGTATAAGGGCATAGATCTCACTGAATATCAGATATCAATCAACTATGTGAATGAAGAAGAGCAGAAAGATGTGTATTATATCGAGAATTGTATCCTCTTTGGCGATGCAGGCACTATAACATTCGATTGGTTGGTAGGTGCTACTGCATGTGCAATGCCGGGAACTGTCGGCTTTACTGTATGCTTCAAGAAGCTTGATAGTGAGGGTAACATCATCAACGAGATCAACACCAAGCTCACAAGAATGAAGGTTCTTGAGGGCTGTGAAGCAGTTGAGAGTGAGATTGAAGAGCGGTATATGACAGACCTTGCAGGACAGCTTTACAAGGAGATGGAAGAAGTAAAAAAATCTGTCAGTGATAGAAATACCAAGATAGCCACAGCTATCACTGAAAAAGGAGTGGCTACAGAACCAACAGATTCGGCGGATGTGATGGCTGAGAATATTAGAAAGATACCGACAGGTACATCGAACTCACAGATATTAAGCACAACAATGATATCCGGCGTGGTGCAGTGCCGAGTGACACATGAGATAGATAATACATTAGATTAAAGGAGGAAGTATATATATGTTGACAAATAATTTTGCTGGACTCGTCAGTTTAAATTGTCAAAGTAGCTCAGCTAATTATAATGTGTGTAAAACTACAGACGGCAAACCAGCCAGTGGAGGTTATAGTTGGCTAAGATCAATAATGCCTAACTCATTATTACTCAAAAATGCGCCTAGCTCATCCGCAACCGGAGTTTATATCGTATTGGGAACAGGCACAACACCAGCAACAGCAGCGGATATATCGCTTGAAAATGTGACAGAGGACTATGAAATCATCACACAAACCAAAGATGTGCCATTGAAATTCTCAAGCTCTATTATGACTATCACTAGAGTTATACGAAATACAGGCAATGCACCATTAACCATATCAGAGGTAGGGTTATATGCGAGCTATTCAGGTGGGTTTATGGGAGCAATGATGTTAGCACGTGAGGTCATCGAACCGGTAACGTTGGAACCCGGCGAGAAGCATTCGTTCACAATGGACATATGCGTACAGTAGACATAAAACAAGGTTAGATTTTAGCCTTGTTTTTGGGGATAAAAGATGAATAAAGCACAAAAGCAAGTAATTAAAGCTCAACTGAATAGAGAAAAGCAGGCAATCAAAGAACTCAAACAGGTATATCAGCGGGCATTGAGAGATTGTGAGCAGAAGATAAGAGAGCTTTCAGAACGAACTGATATGGAGAATCTGCAGAGCATCATCTATCAGAAACAGTATCAGGAGGCTTTGAAAGCGCAGCTTGAGGGTGTTCTGAGTAACCTGCAGTCTAACTCATATGCAACTGTGTCTGACTACCTGACGAAGTGCTACAGAGACGGATACACAGGCGTCATGTATGACCTGCAAAAGACAGGTATTCCAATCATCATGCCGATAGATCAGGCGGCAGTTGTGAGAGCTATTCAGACGGACAGCAAGCTCAGTAAGTCGCTATATGACAAGATGGGCGAGGATGTGACATACCTCAAGAAAGCGGTCAGAGCAGAGGTATCAAGAGGCATTGCAAATGGCTCAACGTGGAATGAGGTGGCTGGTAAGCTCTCAAGACACATGGCAAATACTCCATTTCAGAAGGCTTATAACAACTCTATCCGCATTGCGAGGACTGAAGGGCATCGTATACAGGTACAGTCAGCGCTGGACGCTATGTATATTGCAAAAAGCAAAGGGGCAGATGTATTGAAACAGTGGGATGCCACTCTTGACGGAGCAACGAGAGAACATCATCAGATGCTTGATGGACAGATCCGGGAAGTCGATGAGCCCTTTGAGGTTGGTGGTCGTAAGATTAAGGCTCCTGGAATGTTTGGAGATCCGGCAGAGGACTGCAACTGCCGTTGTTGCTTATTGCAGAGAGCAAGGTGGGCGCTGGATGATGAAGAGCTTCAGACTCTGAGAAAGCGAGCGGAATACTTCGGGTTGGATAAGACAAAGGATTTTGAAGAGTACCAGACGAAGTACTTTAAGGTGTCGTTTGAGATTGAGCATGAAAAAGATGTTGCAAATACCCAAAACGGTGATAGTATAAGAGATATAATGTTCAAGGCATCAAAGTCTGATGCTGGCATTATTAGAGATGAAAAAGCTGTTGTTGACGCATATTCACAGTTACCGGATAAAGTTCAGAAAGCAATGGCTGATGTAACCTTTAATATGGGGCAGAACGGCAGTAGTTGTGATGTGAAAAAAGGCATTATTAACGTTGCCAAAGGCGCTGAGAAAGAGGATATAGACCATGAATTTGGACATCTGATAGAAGAACGTATGCTGAATCCTAAAGTTGTGGAAAAGTATAAGAAATATTTAACTGAGGGATTAAGCGATAAAAATATTACTACGGAAATATACGAAAATGATGCAGGGCAAAAATTTGCAATATATATTTTGCATGGCGATAAATTTATTAGCGAATATCAAGGCAGGTTATATGTTAGCCGCATATCTGATGCTGTTAATCCGGATGGAAGTATAAAAACTGAATTTTTATTGGAATCCACCTCAGAGCTTTTCAGAGTGTATCAAAAAGATAAAACAATCCTTAGTACATATGAAATCGGGTTAGTAGAGGAGTCTTTAAAATGAATTTAAAAGAAGAATTTTTAAATATTACATCGTATGAAGAATATAATAAACAAAGAGAAAAGTTTGGTACTTTGCCTCGTGATGCAGAATTTTTATCTCATTTAGACAAGTTGTATGGTTCAGGATACGTAGGCGGAGATATAGCCAATGGAGTTATAGAAGAACTATATAAACCCGGCAAAAGACACATAGGAGAAGAATAGAAAATAATGCTAGATGGATTACGAGCACTGTACAGAGATGTATGGTGTTTTTTTTATGCAAAAAATAGGAGGATGAAAGAATGCAGAAGTACATTGGAACAAAACAGATTGAGGCAAGACCGATGACAAGAGGCGACTATAACAATTACAGAGGATGGCAGATTCCAGCGGAAGAAAATCCAGCAGATGAAGGCTATCTCGTAAGATATTCAGATGGATATGAGAGCTGGTCGCCGGAGAAGCAGTTTAACGAAGCATACAGACCATGTGACAACATGACGTTTGGAATTGCTCTTGAAATGCTCAAGAAGGGCTTCAGAGTTGCAAGAAAGGGTTGGAATGGCAAAGGAATGTTTGTTGTATTCCAGAAGGGATATCCTGATGGCATACCATGTAACAAGCAGACCGCAGAAGCCTGGGGAATCAGCGAGGGTGACTTATTCAAGTGTAACCCATATCTGCAGATCAGATGTGTTGATGGTTCACACTCCATGTGGGTGCCGAGTATAAACGATTGTCTTGCTGAAGACTGGATAATAGTGAAGTAGAAACGGAATAGCAGATAATTCAGACCGTGTTTTTACCATGGTCTTTTTTTATGCCCAAAATCGGCTCAAGGCAGTAAAACTGTGACCGACAAAGAATAACTCCGGCAAGAGTGATAACTGCCATGTGTGGCTACGATTAAAGCCAGAAAGGATGGAACAATGGAATTAAAGGAACTGTTAGGAGATGACCTGTATAAGCAGGTACAGGCGAAGATTGACGAGAAGAACAGCACAGAGACAGATAAGCTCAAGCATGTAAGATACACAGATCTGTCCGAGGGCAAGTACGTCAGCAAGGAGAAGTATGATTCAGAACTTGAGAAGCTCAACGGACTGATCACCGGCAAAGACACGGAGATTGGCAATGCAAATAAGCTCATTGAGGAGCTTAAGAAAGCTTCCAAGGGTGACGAGGGCATGCAGCAGAAGATATCAACTTATGAGACAGAGAATGCAAGGCTTCAGAAAGAGCTTGAGGAGACTAAGGTCAACTCAGCTATCAAGGTGGCTCTGCTTGAGGCTCATGCGGTTGATACTGATTATATGACCTATAAGATCAAGACAGCCCTCAAGGAGAAGAATGAGGAGCTTAAGCTTGATGATGAAGGCCACATAAAGGGATGGGATAACATGCTCACAGACTTAAAGACACAGTTCCCAGCTCAATTCACAGCTTCATCCGGCTCAGATGATGGCGAGAGGCACATCATTGAGAATAGACTGCCAGATCCTACAAATAAAGATACAGGACTGACGAGAGAAGACATATTGAAGAAATCATATGCAGAGCGTGCTAAGATTGCCCAGGAAACACCTGAGCTATATGAAGCTGCTATGCATGGAACAAAGTAAGGTAGAAAGGAAAAGGTGAAAGAATATGGCAATTACAAAGGTAAGTGACCTCATTAACCCAGAAGTAATGGGGGATATGATTGATGCAAAGGTAGAGGCACAGGCCAAGCTTTTAAAGTATGCCCATGTTGATACATCCCTTGAGGGTGTACCAGGAGATACAAAGACAGTTCCATCATGGAATTATATCGGCGATGCTGAGGATTTTGATCCGGAATCAGGAGATGAAATTGAGGCATCTAAGCTCACAGCAACAAAGAAGACATTCACTATTAAGTGTGCAGCTAAGAGCGTATCAATATATCAGACAGCAATCAATAGTGGTTTAGGGAACCCTGTTGGACAGGCTGAGACTCAGCTTTCAAAGTCTATTGTAGGCAAGTTGGATAATGATCTGCTTGATGCTGCATACACATCAGAGAATGTATATACACCAGATACTCTTGCAGTAATCGGATATGATGGCATTGTTGATGCTAACACAAAGTTCGAGGATGAAGAGGATGGAATAGAGAAGGTTATGTTCATAAACCCTAAACAGGAGGGAACGCTTCTCAAGGATGACAACTTTAAGTCAGCGGACAAGTTTGATAAGAGCGTTATTGTGACAGGCTCTATAGGTAAGATTGGATCATGCTGGGTAAAGAAGTCAAAGAAGATCAAGCTCATGACTTATGAGAAAGACACAGAGAAGGGAACTATTACTATAGTGGCTGATTCAACTGCTGAGTCAGACACAAACAAGCATCTTAGTACAGTTCAGCCAACATGCAAAGATGAGCTTGTAATCGGTGATAAGGTTAAGAGCCTTGCAGCTGGTTCACAGTATTATCTCTGCCCTATTATCAAGCTCCAGCCTGATTCAGATGAGACCGAGTTTACAGAAGAGGAAGCTCCAGCTCTTACAATTTTCCTCAAGAAAGATGTTCAGGTTGATCACGAATGGTTACCGAAGAAGCAGAGACATGATATCACAGCATCTAAGTATTATGGTGCTGCACTCACCAACGCTTCAAAGGTTGTACTTGCTAAGTTTAAGAAGTAAGGCGGTGGTCATATGATCATGACTGTCGATGAACTTAAGAAGTATGTAGACACCGAGGAGAAAGATTCAGTGCTTGAGGCTAAGCTTCAGGCACTGGAACTCCTGATCAGAAAATATACAAATAATAATTATCAGGACAGGAACAGGCGGTTTGTGGCTCCTGTGGACGCTGTGACAGGCTTTCAGTATGCATCTGAGCTGTTCAAGGTTGGCGACACTATACAGGTGTCAGAGTCACGCTACAACGATGGCTTGTACACCATCAAAGCTGTGGATATGGACAATGGACATATAGAGGTGAATGAGGAGCTTGTAAGCGAACCGGTCGTCATGGTGACAAAGATAGTATATCCGATGGATATCAAGCTGGGAGTTGCCAACATGCTTTCATGGGATTTGAACAACAGGGATAAGGTTGGTGTGCAGTCTGAGACCATCAGCAGGCACTCTGTGACCTATTTCAACATGGATGGCGACAATTCCCTCATGGGATATCCAAAGTCGCTTCTTGGCTTTTTAAAGCCGTACATGAAAGCGAGGTTTTGAACATGAGAGGAATAGGCGGAAATGCAGTTGCGGACATACAGATCAAGAGCATAACCAGAAATGAGATAGGTGAACAGGAAGTTGCATGGGTGTCAGAAGATACCTTGACCGGTTGGCTTGATCTCTCAGGCGGTGACAGCAAGTACACAACATACAATGCCAAGGTGCAGGAATCAACGCACATGTTCATAGCTGATTATAAACGTCTCAGTGACATGATCAAGGCTGAGAACAGCCGTATGGTGGTTAATGGTCAGGTATATGACATCATGCTGATAGATGATCCGATGGGGATGCATGAGCAGCTTGAGATATATCTGAAGTTCACAGGAGGGCAGTAATGGGATATGTGGAGTTCACAGACAACAGAATAAAGGTTGAGGCGGCTCTGAATGATTCGATTGTAGCCTTCTTGTACGAAGCTGCTGTAGAGGTTGAGGCTCAGACCAAGATAGCACAGACAAGAGTTGATACAGGTCACACCAAAGGCGAATGGACTCACTATGTCGATGAAGATAAGGGTGAGGCTGTTATTGGCAATCCTCTTGAGAATGCTATCTGGGAAGAGTATGGAACAGGTGAATACGCACTGAAAGGTAATGGACGCAAAAAACCATGGGTCTATAAGGATGAGCGTGGCAACTGGCACACAACTCATGGTAAAAAGCCTCTCAGACCTTTACAGAAAGCCTTCGACAAGACAAAGGGCAAGATCATCAGGCGACTGGGTTCTATTCTCAATCAGACATTCAGAGAGTAAGGCGGTGATGGCATGACAGGCGAGACATTATCATATATCAACAGTGTACTCACAGATGAACTTGAGATACCATACGCATTCATGGAGTGGCAGGATGACCCACCAGAGGCATACTTTGTCGGTGAATATTCTGAAGGTGATACTCCTGAAGAGGATGGATGTCAGGAAATAACATTCATCATAGATGGATTCACAAGAGGCTCGTGGTTCAGCCTGGAGAAGTACAAACAGAAGATAGAACAGAATATTGAACGAACGGCAATCCTTGCAAGTGGTGCGGGGGTTGCCGTTTTTTATGGGAATGCGTCACCGATTCCAACAGGGGATGCAGACCTCAAACGTATACAGATCAATTTGACTATTAAAGAATATAAGAATGGAAGGTGATTATATCATGGCAGATACATTAACTTATGAAGAGTTTAAGTCATCCGGTATCACAGACAAGACACCGAAGAACATTGTGTTTGGTGCCGGAACGATTCACAAAGGGCTCAGGTATGACGCATCAAAAAAGACATGGAACTTTGCTGAGTCTTTGATCGGTGCAACATCCGGCGGTACAAAGCTGTCAATCAAGCCTGAGCTCAAGGATATAGAGGTCGATGGTGCATCAGTTAAGGTTAAGGAGTTGGCAGTTAAGACAGGTGAGACAGCACAGATGGACACTAATATGGTGGAGCTGTCGCCTGAGACGATCAAGATGGCTATTATCGGACAGAATGGCACATCAACAGCGGAAGGATACGATGTGATCGAATCCAAGGCAAGAATCGAAAAGGATGATTATATTGAGAACTTCGGTTATATCGGAAGATTCTTAGATGGTCGTCCTGTTATCGTGATCTTTGACAATGCGCTCTGTACATCAGGCCTTGAGATAGAGGGCAAGAACAAGGAGAATGGCACATTTGCGCTGACTATGGAGTGCTATGCGGATCTGTCACCGGCAGCTGATACATTGCCATACCACATCTATCTGCCTACCGGTACGACAACGGAGCAGGTTCAGCAGTCTATAGATTCCAGTACAGAAGTAACAGACTAATTGACATAGAAAAGGAGAGATAATCATGGGAACAACCGAGATAAAAAAGAATAAAGATGTAGTAGAGAATACCGAAGTAGTAGAAGATGCCGAGGCAACAGAAGATGTGCAGGAGATCAAGCCATATACGCTTAGGAATCCCAAAGCAACAGATATAGCCGCATTCTTGAAGCTGTTCAGTAAGCTGGGAGTAAAGGACTTCAAAGACTCGTTCAGCGGCAATGGGTTCAAAGAGCTTATAGCCAAGGAGCGTGAGAAGGCTTCTGGTGATGGTGAGGATGATGAGGACACATCGAAGTTCCTTGAGAATGTGGGTATTGGTCTTGCATTCGAGCTTGTAGATGTGATCCTGACAAAGCTGTCAGACTGTCAGCGTGAGGTATTTGTCTGCCTGTCACACCTGTCAGGAATGACAGTGGATGAGGTAGCAGATCTTGACCTCTCTGTATTCACACAGATGTTGTATGATGCGGTCACACTTCCAGGTTTTGCGGATTTTATCTGGGTTGTTTCAAACTTGTTCAAGAAGAGACAGTAGGCTATCTCAAGTTCATGGATCTGATATTTCGCAGATATGCGGATCCGTACACTCTGCTTGATACGATGATAGACAATCAGAGCTTTGATGAGTTTGTATGCACGTTTGTGCGTCTTGACGATGATGATAAGCTCTGGGATATGTATATTCACAAGTGTTGGGAAAATATATCATTCAATGACTTCAAGGCAAGGCTGTACGGCACATCAGGTGGCGGTTCACAGCCAGTCAGATCAGGGGCATTTGAGAGCAGAGGCGAGCTTGAAGCAACCATAAAGGATTCTATGTCAATCATAGAAAATTTTAAGCCATAGGGGCACACAGAACGTGTGTCTCTATTTTTTTATTATCGAGGAAAGGGGGTAGACCCTTTTGGAAGTATTTAAGATACTGGGAAGAATCGCAGTATCAAATGAGGATGCGAATGAGAAAATTGAAGAGACTGGCGACAAGGCAGAGAAGACAAGCAAAAAGATGAGTTCTGTGTTTGGCAATATCGGCAA